GTTTGATGAGATTAATTGGGATGAACAATTAGAGGATGCACTGTATTCTTACGTAGGATGTGGCAATATGTTCTTTGAACATGATCCTAGTTACTCAGAATGGGTAGAAGTTCCTGTTACAACTATACAAAGCATAGTCAGAGACAAAAAAGGCAATGTGAAATATTATTTACAACACGTTAATGACCAAGACATCAAACTAAGACCAACTGAAGTATGTCATTTGAAACTAACCAATGTTGCAAGAGAGCCATTTGGCAGAGGATTACATCATTCAGTATTGTCAACTTATACTAACCCAGATACAGGAGAGACATTTGATTCTCCATTGATTCAGATGAAAAAGATGGAAGATGCCATGCCAAAGATATTTGAAGGTCACGCAGATCCAACAGTAATGTTCCATTTTGCAGATGCAGGAGAACAGTTTATCAAGACTCAGGCAGATGCACTAAAGAAGATGAAACATGGCTCAAAGATAGTTACAGACAAGGAGTTTGATGTCAAGATTATAGAGTCAAGTGGCAACAGTAAATTTGAAGGTTACATTGATCACATTCAAAGAGACTTGCTAGAACCAGGCTCTAAATTCCCATTACAGTTCTTCAACGCAGGATTTACTGCTAGAGCAGCATCAGAAAGTACAGATTCCGTATTGACAAGAAAGGTCAAAAGAATACAATCAAGATTAGCAAACCAGATCAAGACAAAAATAGTAATTCCTTATCTTAAAAAACAAGGCAAGAATGTTAAATCAAAAGACATTCAGTTATTCTTTGAAACACCTCAGAAACAGGAAGCAACCATTGCAGATGTCACAACCTCATTTAGAGACAATCTAATCAAAAGGTCAGAGGCAAGAAAGTGGTTTATTGGAAATACCAGCATAGACATTAACGAATCTGACATGGAAGATGAGCCACCTATTACATCAGTAACTCCAACTAATCAGTTGCAAGATACAAGAGATGAACCTGAAAACACTTCCGTTAAGGACAATGACACCAATGAAAAACTGTTAGAAATGGTCAACCTTAGAGAAGAACTAGACAGAGCAGAAAAGAGAAAGAACACTGAGGAAATATTGAACTTTATACGAGGTTTGAAAAATGATTAGGATTTACACAGATAAAGAAACAGACAATCTTGTAGAATCAGTAGATCTAGGTAGGGTATCATTAGGAGAAACTACCAAATATACAATGTATATGAAAAACACTGATACTCAATGGTCCGTTCACAACATCAAAGTGGAAAATACAAACCCTGAATTAAGATTCGAGATACCTGATACCTTAAAACCAAACGAGGTACAAGAGATATTTGTTTATTGGACTCCTAAACTAGACAGCAGAGAGCCATTGTTAACAAACTTTGAATTTTCAGGCGACGTATTCATAGGATAATGCCTTATTCGTATCTGAGTTATTCAGATGATTATATTTTAGATGTTACTCCTAAAGTTGATAAACCAGGCAAGAAGTTCATATCATTTCCAGAAACTCAGCACATACAAGGTACAATACAGTTACGAGGAACTACAAGACTTCCTGTAGATTCTGAGAAGATAATCGTAAGGGCAAGTGCATATGAGAACACAACACAGACAGTATCTTATAAAGGCGTAGTCAATAGTATGCATACTATCCATACTGTTACAGGTACAGGATCAAGAAATGTAAAATCAAATGCACAGTTGATAGGTTCTAAATCAAAGAAAATATCAGAATCAGTTACAATCAAAGGCAAGAAAGATTACATTGTACTCATTAACAAAATCAAACAGGTCCTAGACCTAAAAGGAGATTAACATGATTATTGATGAACGATTATTAAAGAAAGCAGCAAGGGATTATGGAGAACCAGCATTTAACATATTCAACAAATTCGGACATAACAGTGATGTAAATGGTACGTTTGTTGATATTTGGACAACAGGAGGAAGTTTAGTTAGGTTATCAAGTGCAGAGACTATGGATATTGTTTCAACTTCAACAGCAGATGATGCAGGTGGAACAGGAGCAAGAACAATACGTGTAGAAGGAGTAGCAAATGATTGGAGTATCTTAAATGAAAATGTAACACTTGACGGTACAGGTACGGTAACAACATCAGGTTCTTTTCTTAGAATAAACAGAATGTTCATTACATCCTCTGGAACAGGACAGACAAATGCAGGAACTATCACAGCAACATCATCTACTGCTTCAACTGAGCAAGCAAGAATTGATGCAGAAGTAGGACAAACTGAAAAAACACAATTTACAGTTCCATTAGGATATAGAGTATTTGCTGCTGAACTACAAGTAAATGCAGCAGATCAATCATCTATGGAAGGTATATTTATGACAAACACAAACAATGAAGGATGGAGAATCAAAAGGAGATTGTTCTTCCCTAAAGGAGATGTTAGGGTATCGTTATTTGGAGCAATACTTGATGAAAAAACAGATATAAAGGTTCAGGCAAAATCCATAGGTGGAGTCAATAAAGAGGAG